GCCGTCACCGACGTCAACCCGTCGTTGGTGTTCGTGACCGTGTAAATGCCTGTCCCGACCGTCGGGACATCGACCACCGCCGTGTCCGTATTTATGCCAGTGATCTGGTTGCTCGCTTGGTAGTAGTCGCGGGTGACGGTGCGGGCTTCGCCGACGGTGCTGCTGTTGCCGGATGCGTTGAACGTCCACACCGACGGGCGTTCCGACGGGGAGCGGTACGGTTCGGCCCGGTAATAGCCGTCACGATCGCACCAGAGCGCCTGGTAGCCGATCGACTCCAGCAGGGCGTTGCACACGGTGAGCGTCGTCCAGTTGCCGTCGAGCAGACTGAACACCTGATCCGACGTCGACGTGGTCGCCGCCAACGTCTGGTCGATACGGATCTTGGTTTCACCGGCAGCAGTGATCAACGCCTCGACGGCTGCGATCACAGCGTCACCGGCTCCCACCGACTGCGACGTCCCGATCGGCGTGTTCAACACATCCAACTTGTCGAAGCAGGCGACCGAGAACACTCGAGGCGATTCACCGATCGACGTTTCCGGGGTGCTGGGCAGGAACACACCCATCGGCCACCGGTAGAACGTCGCACCATCGGATGACAGCCGGATGTCGGGCTGGAGCCGTTGACTGCCCCACTGGAGCTCCCTGGAAATGTTGAGCGTCGACGACCGGTGCAACGTGTTGTATGCCCCGTAGTCGATGCTGGAACCTGCCGCCAAGAAATCGTCAGTGAGATCGTCGACGTATCCGTCGTCGGCGTCGAGCAGGTACAGGCCGGCGTCGACGATCAGATGATCCGCTTCGAGCAGGGCGACCAGCTCGGCGGTCGTCAACGTCGACCCCTCCACAACCGTCATACGACCTCAGTATGGGTGATCGACGTCAACGTGAAGCTGACTTGCTCGAGCTTGTCGGCGACCGACCACTCGGCGGCAGACAGCGACCCCACAACACCCCACGACACCCGGCCACGCTGATCCCTGAACAGGACCGGCACCCCGACCAGATCGACGAGAGCGAGGTAATTCGCCCGCGTCATGTACGAGAACGACACCTGCACCGACACCGTGCCACCCGGCGAACTGACAACCCGATCCCGACCCCCGGCATACCGTCGGACACCGACCGGTGCAGACGTGTCATGCGACTCGGCCACCTGCGGGATCAACAGAACATCAGTCAGATCAGAGATCGGGGCGATCGCACAGCCCACACTCGTCAAGTCAAGAGTCGTCATCGTGCCCTCTGCATCTGCTGGATTCGACGGGTGGCGTCCACCATGCCATCGGCGATCGCCTTACGCATCGCGTCGGCCGACATGACCTCACCGGCCGGCGTGATCGTTTCGCCGCCGTGCACGATCGCGAGCTGCCCCTGCGACGGCGGGCCGGGTACGACTCCACCCTTGGCGTAGGCAGGTGCCTGACCGAACAGCACCATCAGCGAGTTGAGGATGCGGGCCATCTCCTCGATCTGTGCAGCCGGCGACAGCTTCCCGACCGATGTGATCTGGGCAGCGGTGATCAGCCCCTCACCGATCGCCTTCTTCCAGTGTGCGGCGACGGCCTGGCCTCGGTCGGCTTCGGTCCCGATCGCCCCGGTCGCTGTGGCAGCGGCACCTTGGGCGACGTTCAGGGCGATAATGCTGGCGGCAAGCTCGTCGATCTCTTTCTTCGTCAGCCCGGCCTGTGTGGCGAGGTCGATCCATTCCTGACGCTGTTTCGGGCCGAGCAGGATGTTCTCGGTCGTGGCCTTCGCCAACTTGTACGAGGCGTCCTCGAGTCGCTCCTTGGCGTCGGCGACATCGTCGATCGCCTTGACAATGTCCTCTTGCGCCTTGGTTTCCCTTTCGATGGCGTCGGCCAGGTCGTCTTCGGCCTTCTCCAAATCTTCGGCAGATCCACCGTTCTCTCGGAGCGTGTTGAGTGCGGCTTCGGCAGCCAACCGGTCGAGGGTGGCGTCTGTCGAGTCTGCGTAGGCGTCGGCCAAGTCTTCTTCGGCTTCGGTGACTTTCTTCTTGGCTTTGGTGACGCTGCGTTCCATGTCCTCGACGCTGCGGTTGGCGTCGAGCGAGTCCCACATGTCGTCGATGATGTCGGTGATCGAATCGACCAGATCCTCGGCGGCGTCGACCGCTTCCTTCTCGGCCTTCTCGATCGCCTTGACGAGCGCCTCTGCGATCTTGTCGCCGTCCTCGACGATGCCCTCGGCCACGCCCTCGGCGATCGGTCGACCGACCTCCTCCTCGAAGAGTGCCGAGGGTGACCTGATTTTGCCCTTGGTCTTCGCACCCAGGAGCGCCTTCTCGACCATGATCTCGGCAGCGCGAGCGATCGCACCCGACCGGTCGTCGATGCCGGCGATCACACCGTCACCGAGCCGGTGACCGATCTCGGTGCCACCAACCTCGGCGTCGTCCTCCACGGTGGCGATCGCCGTCATGATCAGCCCGGTGACCTGAGCCAAGTTGTCCGGGTTGGCGTCGAGCAGGATCTCCGAGATCTTCTCGTCGGGAATCCCGTTCATGTTGGCGACGTGACGCAGGATTGCGTCCTGCAACGGACCCTCGAGCGTCGACGCCTGCGTCAGCATCGACGTGTTGTACAGATCCATCCCGGCACGGGTGTCCATCGTGGCGTTCTTCTCGTCGAGCATCGCCCCGGCGACGTCCTCAGCGCCACGCACCACGTCGATCATCGCCGTGGCGGCCTGATCCATCGTCGTGTTCTTGTCGCCGAGCACTTCGGTGCTCTCGGCGACCTGTTCACGGAAAGCGATCTCGGCTTCGAGGGTGCTCAGGGTGTCGCCGGCGAGATCTTGGTGTGCCCGGCGCAGGGCGTCGACGGCGTCTGTCTGCTCTCGGGTGGCGTCGCGTGCTTCACCGACAGCCTCGCGGTAGCCGTCCTGGGCGGCTGCCGCATCCGACAGCCCGACGTTGCCTCGCTCGAGTGCCCGACTGAACTCGCGTTGCATCGTCGTGGCCGTGTCGTAGGTGTTGACCGACGCCATCAGGGCTGCGTTGTGCTTGCCGTAGGTGCGTGTCACCGTCTCGACGTCGTCGTTGATCACCCCGAACTTCCGGCCGAGCCAGCCGACTGCATCCGCCTGCACGGTGACGATCTTGGTGACCCCTTCGATCGCCTTGCCGGCCATCCTGGCACTCATGCCGATAGGCCCGTATTCCACCGCCTTCGAGATGACCTGGCCGTACCTCTCCCACTTGCTGGTCGAGTCGTCACTGGGCGAAGAATCGTCGGTGACCCCGACCAGCCCCAGGAGGCTGTCCATCGTGCTCTCGACGCGATCTGTCAGGTCGGCGAACGCATCGGTGGCATCGGCGACGACCGGGATCAGGATCGAGCCGAAGTTCCCCGAGATGTTCTCGAGGTTGCCGCTCAGACGCCTCTGCGAGTTGGCGAGCGAGTCCGAGGTGTTCTGGAAGTCCCCCTGAGCGTCGGCCGTCAACTTCATCAACAGCCCGTAGGTCGCCTGGGCCTTCGTCGTCCCGACGAGCTCCCGCTTGTTCGTGATCAGCCCCTCGGCCAGGGCGAACGACGTGACCGCCGCCGCACTCATGTCCTTGCCGTACCGTCGGATGCCCTCCGACTCGCCGGCGAGCGTGGACGTGAAGAGCTGCATGGCCCTGTTCACGTCCATGTCCATCACGGACGCAAAGTCGACCGCCCTGGTCATGAGGTCTCTGAGCGTCCCGACGACGTCGCCGCCCTCGCCGGCGATCGACTCGGCGAACGACGAGAACGTCACCGCCGCCTGATTGAATGCCCCCTCGGACAGCCCGAACGACTCGACCGACTCCTTGCCGAGCTCGTGGATGGCGGCAGCGTTCTCCTTGAAGGTGACGTTGACAGCGTTGTTCGACTCTGCGAGCTGCGACGCCACACTGATCGACTGCTTGCCGATGACGAGCAACCCGCCGAGCGCCGCCGTTGCTGCGACGGCCCCACCACCGATGCCGGCGAACGCAGCCGACCCGCCCGCCTTGAGCTTGTTCATGTTGCCATCGACGTCGGCCATCGCCGCCTTCACGGCGTTGATGCGGGCCATCGCCGCACCAGTGGCAACGTCAATCACGACGGAAACTGTGTTCGCCATGTTGACGCCTTTCTCAGTCGAAGAACTTGCGGAGGGTGAGACCCACCTGTTCGTTCACTACGTTCGGAGCTTTCTTCTTGATAGCAGCCACCGCTTCACTGGCCGTGTGCTTGCCGGCGGTGCGTCCGTTCCAGCGACGAGCACCCCTCGACCGTTGCCTGCGGACGCCCCCCGACTTTGTGAACGAGGTCAACCCGGTCTTCCGGTTGATGCCCGGCCCCGAGAACCCAGACGCATTGCCCTGGTTCCGCCCGAGCTCGGCAACCGTCCACGGGCCGGCGCTGCGCCTCGTCGGGTGGAAGCTGATCCTGCCCTTGCCGACGATGTCGTACCGGGTGTCGAGCGTCGGCGCCCACCCACTGAACTTCGGGTCGCCACCGAGGTCGGCCGACGCAGCCTTCTCCGCTTCCTCTTTCGCCATCATGCCGACGGCGTTCAACATTGCCTTGTCGCCGAGGTCGTTGATCATGCGACCGAGCTGGGCGTTGAATGTTTGAGGAGTGAAGCGGGCCACGTCGGGCTCGAATCAGAAGGTGCCGTTGGTGACCGTGCCGGTGACCTGCAACGAGCCGCTCCACTCGGCGCGACCGCCGGTGCCGGAGCTGAGTTCGTAGCCCGTCAGGATGGCTTCGCCGCTGACCTTGGCCTGCGAGGCGACCGAGCCACCCGGCCCCCAGATGTACGAGAACGACGTCGTGCCGGCCGACTGGGCGGCCTTCATGCCGGTGATGTGCGTGTGCAGTGTGACGTCGTACGGTCCCGAGATCGAGATCGTGTCGCCGTCGGTCATGCCGGCGATGAACTGCTTGGCGGTGACGCCGAACACTGACGTCTCGAGCGTGTCCACGTTCTGCGGAACGCCGACATTGTCGAGGTAGCCGCTGAGGTCGACAATGCTGCCGGCGGCGCTGTCGAGTCCGAAGTAACCGAGGTAACCGGGCTTGAATGCCATGATCGTGTCTCCTTGTTGAGATGGGGTTGGTGATGATCAGCGTCGAGCGAACGACACCGAGTAGGTGAGCGAGCCCGTACCGACGACCGTGTGGCCGACTCGCAGATATTGGGCCACCGCCGTGCCGGCAGCGACCTCGACATGCTGCCCGCCCACTGCGGTGACCGACGAGAAGCTGGCGATCGTCGTCCAGCTCGTCGTGCCGTTGGCCGACTGCTCGACGATGATGGCGTCCGACGTCAGCCCGGTGAACTCGGTGACGTGGAGCGTGGCGACGCCGCCGTTGGTCGACGCTGCCGTGAGGTCGACTGCGGCACTGTCGCCGGTGGCGGTGACCGCCGTCAGGTCGACGAGCACGGTCCCCATGTCGGTGAACCCCTGCGTGCGAGAGTTGAGCGACCACCCGGCAAGGCTGCCCGGCGTTGCTCGAGTCTCGAACGACGTCTCGGCTGACTTCATCAACCACGCCGGCGACCCGGCGGTAAGCCCGACCGGTGCGTACGTGATCGGCATCTCAGTCGACTTGAACGAGTTGAACACGTCGAACGGGTCGGCCGCAGTCACGCCGGATGCAACGTCGAGCGGGCCACTGGCGGCGAACACCGACGAGTCCTGGCCGGGGATGAACGTCTTGGCCTTGTCGCACAGGGTCGTCGAGTCGAACGTCTCGACCGTCAGCGACGTGCTGACGCTCGACGCCTCGCACGACAGGTTGAGTGGTCCGAGAAGGACTCGGGTGTTGTAGCTCGGCTGGAATGCCATGTCAGAAGATCACCTCGATGTTGAAGTCACACACCATGAACGTCTCGTCGGCGACCGTGCCGACCATTGGCTCTCCGATGCTGGTCACGTACGCAGACTGTACGAGATCGTCGGGCCAGTTGTCTGCATCCTCCACGGCTGAACAGATGCCGCCCGTCGGCTCGGCGAGCTCGTCGAGCGCCTTCTGAGCGGCCACCTCGGCGGTGCGGCCGACGTACACGCGCAGCGTGAACGGGTACGTGGCCGACGCCCGACCGAGCACCATGCGAGGATCGAACTCGGTGCGGCGAAGATGCCCGCACGGCGCCGGGATCGTGTCCTGCAAGTATGCCAGGCAGCGCAACCCGGTGCCGGCGGTGATCGCATCCGACAGGGCGTCGCGCACTTCGGCGATGGTGGTCATCCGATCCAGTCCTTGCGGAACGGCTCGAGCAGCCCCCGAGCGACCGGGTCGAGCGACGGGGTCCGCATGACGATGCCGGCGTCGGCGGCGAGCTGGAAGCCCGAGAACGTGCCGCTGGTCGACTTGTAGATTCCCTTGGCCTGGATCAGGCACGCCTGGTTCACGTCGGTCGGCACGGCGGCCCAACCAAACTTCGCCGTCACCGAGACGCCGGGGCGGCGCTGATGGATCGGGAACGTGTAGGTGTCGAGCATCAGGATCTCGGTGTGCGGGCGTACCGGGTAGTCGTCGGCTGCGTTGAGCGGCGCCACGATGAAGTCGGTGTTGATCGTCAGGGTCGTTTCGTACGTGCCGGTGTCGTCGGTGTCGAGCTTCACGATCAGCCCGGTGAGCGTCGAGATGTCGTCCACCTCGAGCGAGACTCGGCTGGTCGCCCAGTAGTTCCGCTCGACCACGACGGTGTCGGCCCAGAACCGCCGGCCGCACTCCGAGTCGATCTGGCGTGACGCCGTGATGATCGAACGCTCGATGCGGGCGTCGTCGTCGACGTCGCTGATACCGAGCTCGGCCGCCACGTCATTGACGGTTGCGTAGCAGTTGACCAGGGCCATTAGGCGCTCTTGGCCTTCGTCCCGTGAGCGAGCACCTCGGCGTCAGTCAGGGCGTGCCCCGGTGGCTCGTCGGACTCGTGCATCGTGATCAGGTTGACCGACGAGCTGTCGACCTTCTCGACGTCGACGACGTACTCGCCCTGCGAGCCGAGCACGGTCAGCATCATGCCGATCTTCTTGCGGTCTGCCAGATGGGTTCGCATCGGTCCTCCTTGGGGCTCCGACGTGAACTCTACCCTTCAGCGGTCAGCCGATACGGATGATCCCGAGCCCGTTGTTCTCCCTGACGAGCTCGTGCTCGAGCCCCTCGGCGGCGCAGAACTCCAACATGGCGACCCGCACCGGGTACACCGGGTCGGATGGCGGCGAGTCCAGCGGACACATCAGCTCGGTGTCGTGGAGCAGCATGACACCGCCCGGCTTCACGAGGTGACGGTACAGGGCCAGCTCGGCCCGAGTCTGCTCGTACGTGTGGCTCGTGTCGATA